GCCTGAACGCCTGGTTTTACCTGCAACGGGTTTGGGTTTTTGAGTTTTGGCCTGCTTCGCCTGCATCTGGTCGTAAAGCATAGCTTTGCGCGCGATCACCAAATCCTCCGCGCTAGCCAACTTTAAAAGGTCATCTGTGTAACCTGTATCACGCAAAAATTGCGTGACCTGACGATCCAGCTCTGCGCCCGTCTGCGGGTCAAGAAATTCAGGTGCAATCTCGGACAGTTTTTGGTGACGTTCCTGTACGAATTGCACGAACTCTTGTTGCTCGCGGTCTGAACGTGCCTTCTCAGCTTTTGCCTTTTGCTCTTTGAGTTGCTCGAAAGTCGCCCGGTGCGCCTGGTACTCCTTTGGGTCAAGCTGTTGTGCAGCCTGTGCCCAGTCGGTTTGCTCATAAATCGCAAGACGCTGGTCTACTTCACTGACAAAACCGTCCAGTTGGCCGAGGGCACTTTCGTACCGTTTGCGCTCGGTTGCGGTTTCGTTGAGCTTACGGCTCAGAGCGGCGTTTCGCTGCTTTTCATTCGCGTTAATATGAGCAGCAAGTTGCTCGCCAATCGGGCGCAGCTCCTTGGGCAGCTCTTTCAACGTGTTTTCTAGCTTGGCGAACGTGTCCTTGCCGTTTTGGTCCCAAAATTGAGGCGTTTCGATTACCAGTTCTGGCTCGGTCTCTGCCTCGTCGTCAGCGTCGTCGTCTTCCTCATCAGGATCGTCTTCGCTGTCCTCCTCGCCCGGGTCAGACTCGGTGGATTCTGTCTCGTCAACATCAGCCTCTGCGTCGATCTCCTCGACCTCCAGCTCGTCAACGTCTGTTTCTTCTATCTCAGGCGCCTCTGCGGCCTCTTCCTGCTCATCTGCTTCGTCTACTGGCACATCCAGCAAGGCGTTTGCTGCTGCGTCTATAGACAGGCTCTCAGCCCCCTCAACCGCGCACCATTCCGCCATCGAGCGGACAAAGGGACGGTGCATCATGCTTGTCGTCATAACCTTTTCCTCAGTTCTTCTTTTAACCGACGCTTCAGCTTCACTGTCACGTCATTCTTTAACGCCGCCATGAGCCGCGCATCGTTGCCGCTTTGATCGAGAGCAGCGTTCATCGCCTCCTTGGCGAACTCCCGGCAAAGATTGTCAGTAACCTCGTCCAGGATCTTGTTGACCCGATCTATCAACCGACAGCTCCACCAGGCCTGATTTCAGTAATTTCAGCGCTCGTGCGCGATTGCAGCGCCATCTGCTCGCGCTTGAGCTGCAACTCGGCCATCATTTGCTCACGCTTGAGCTGCATCTCGCGCTCCATCTGTTCGCGTCGCAACTGAACGTCAGCCTCCAGCTTTTTCAGTTCCAGCATTTGCTTGGCTTCCATTTCAGCCTTTTTGGCCTCCATTTCCATCATCGCCTCGCTGTCTTCAGGGCGCTGTTCAGGCGCCTCCACCGGATTAGTAATAAATTGCGTCACAGCTTTGAGGCCAAGACGATCACCCAGCGCTTTGTAAAGGTTGAACACATTATCCGCTGTCACAAGCGGACCACTCAAACCGCCTTGGCTTTGCACAATCTCGGCGGTGCGCGCGGCCATCAGTTGCAAGGCAACAATGTCTGCATCACGACCACCAGACCCCACACCAATTTCGACCCGCATCGCATTACGCCGCTGGAAATCGTTCGGGCTTACATCAACCCAACGGCCACGCAGCTCTACGGTGTCCACGTAACTGGCGTTTGACCGCACCAGATCGTGCATACCTTCAAACAAGTCTCTGAATCCGTTTTCCGCAAACAGGCGCGCCATCATGCGAATACGTTTCTGACCTTCATTGTGTTGAATTTGCATGCCGCCTTTGGTGTCATGCAAAGCGTCTGGGTTCAGTCCCTGGTTTAGCCGCTGAACACCAGAAGACTGCTCCTCAATGGTTTTGATCTGTTCCATCGTCTGAAACGGGTTGATCGACAGCGGTGCAGACACAATCGGGAAAACTGCACCGGCACGACGCATTCTAATGGGCGCACCTGGATCATTGTCCAGAACATCGTCAAGGGTGTCATCGGTTGAGTCATCTTCAGCAATGCCTAGCCGCTGATTAAGCTGAAAGGCGTTGTTGTCGAGGCCGTTTCGTAACAGTGCCGTGGTAATTTTCTGGTATGGCATGATCTTGTCGGCCAGATCGAGACCATACAAACGAAACGGCATCGGATAAGGCGAAAGAACTGCCGCTTCTATACGTGGCCGCTTCTCTATGTCGAGAATGACCTTCTCATTGTCTGCCGTAATGATCCGATAGATTTGCGGACGACCACTGCCCTCAAAATCAGCGCGCAGATAATGCTCCATGACCTCTACCTCGGCCAGGTCGCCCATCGCAACGCTCTCATCATCATCTTCGTCTGACGTATTACGAGACATCTCTACGCCAGCGTCGGAGTCATAATATTCATCAGGCAAAGCACGAACAATGTCGGCATCATACCCGTCTGCAATCAGATCCTGCTTTTGTGGGCGAGAACGGAACACAACATAGTTCGCGTCTCGCAGTCTCATGGTTTCTGGCGCTGCTGCAAAATCGCTGGATGGCCATGCTTTCCAGCAGGCACGAGGTGGGCGCACCATTTTGCGCGCCGTGAAGCTGTACTGCATCAGATTGGTCTCAGGGTCGATCTGCTCGTCAGTGACCTCTACAATCTCAATGCCCTGTGCCTGCAATTCATTCAGGTCGTAGGTCTCTCCCTCATACGTCTCGTAGTCTGCATCATCTGACCACCAGTATTTCATCGGACCGACACGACACAGCAGGCTCTCTTTGATAGCATCATAAACGTTCTGGAACCCGTCATTGCGGTGGAAAATAACCTCTCGCATGTAGTCGGTTTCTTGTTCTGCCGCGTCTACATCACCCTTACTCTGCGGTTTGAACGTCAGCGCATCTTCGCCACCAAAGAAGACCTCCATGATGTCTGGCATGATGGTTTCCACCATGTCCGCCAGGTCAGTCGTTGTTGCACTCGAACGGTTAGAGTCTACTGGTTTGCCTTCGTCATCGACCGCAACCGGCAAGTCATCCACAATGCCTTGGAGGTACTCCAAGGCGCGCTCCCGGTGATCGTTCAACTGCTCATCGTCATCTAAGCCAACAGAACGCGCGCGCTCGTGCTGGAGAATACCTGTCAATGCGTCTTCAGTAAGCGGCTCACCCATCCAGGTCAGCCCGTCAGGCAGTGGCATAGCGTATCCTTTTCAAAGGTTGAGACCGGCGCGGCGGCTCATAGTGAATAGCCATCAGGCCGAACGCATCGGCAGCGTGGCTTGACCAGTCATGTTCTGGCCCTAATCCAATGTTGCGGTCTTCTGACCGGCGCTCATGGTAAAACCCAATCGCCTCCCGGCCAGATTCCGTTTTGTCTGCGTCAAACCACATCTGACCAAATAAACGTCTAGCCGCCTCTACGCGCTGCATGGCAGCACCACGGCCCTGATTAGGTATGGTCTGAACGACGAACCCTGCATCGCGCCAGTGGTCTTCATAACGCTTGCCGGTCACATTGTTGGCGTTCGTGCCATCGTGCGGCAAGTAAACCCGCGCATTGTCCCATCCAGCCCGGCGCATCCAGTCAACATGATACGATAGCGTCTGGCCCTGGCTTTCGTAGTAATCCAATACGCGGATTTCGCGGTTTATAAACTGACAGACCCAGATCGTGTATGCGTCAGCAGTCGCACCCGCACCACCAATGTCGTGGTAGGATCTTATCTCCATCATCGGGTCAGCAGCTAGCGAACAAATACGACCGTCACGCTCTGCTTGCCGCAAGGCGTTTGCGTAGTAGGCGCCCTCAAATGCTGTAGCGTAATCGCCTTCCCAAATATGCTCGTAGCGATCTGGGTTGTTTTCCCAATCGTCCAGTCGCTCCTGTTCGAGGACGTGTGGAAACCACGGATTGTTGTTCCAGTTTGCTCGCACAATGCAAGCGCTGTCTCGTTCCTGCTGTCTCAAAAAACGATCAACCGGATCGGTCTTGCGGCGCGGGTTCCAGCTAAACCAAATTTCTGAGCGCTCCTTGCGGATCGTTGGTCTCAGCATTTCCAACGAGCGAGCGCTAAGTGTCTGCGCTTCTTCGACCCATGCCCTGTCAATGCCTTCAAGTGACTTGATGGTCTCGGCTGTGTGATCCTGCATGCCCTGAAACAGGATCTCCCCACCGCCAGGCGTTTCAATGTGCGTCCGTAAAACTCGAAAACCAGATCCAACGCCCAGCGACGCAATCTTGTCCTCGATGAGTTTTTTTGCGGACTGCTCCAGGCTTTTTTGAACCTCACGGATACACACCCCGCGCAAACCGGGATTGGCGATTGCCTCCTCCACCATGTGTTCGGCAAAAAAGTGAGACTTGCCTGAACCACGTCCACCATACGCGCCTTTATAACGGGCTGGCTTCAGTAATGGACGGAAGACCTTTGCAGTCTCTATGACCAGATCAGTCAATGATCTTCCGTGTGATTGATTTGACCTCCAGACCGCCAGAGTGATGATGATGGTTCTTCTCAGACCAGGAATGCCAGCGCTGCGCCATATATTTCAGATTTGCAGCACCGTTGAACTCTGAAGCTGGTAATGCCAGCCCTTCTCGCAACCGCTTGGCCCAGAAAGCCTCTGCGAGCGCCTCCGCGCGTTTAAAGGCTTCCGAAAATGCCTCATGCTTATCGCGCCACAAATAGAGAGTAGACATCGCCAGATCCATTTCTGCCGCAGCCTCAACGAGCGTCATGCCCTGCTTGCCGCACTCGATCAGCTTATCGCACATTTCTGCGTTGTATTTGGTTGGCCGTCCTACTGGCATGTTATCGGTCCTCACATAAGGTTGTCGATTGTGATGCGTTGCTGCGCTACTTTTTCCGTTTGGTTTTCTTCTTCGCGGTTTTTGCTGCGGCCTTGAAGGCTGCGGCAGTAGGGGCGCCTTTTGCCCCTGCTTTACGCATGCGCTCTTTGGAGCCTGCTTTGATGCGTTTGCGCTTTGCGTGAATGTTAGCGTAAAGGCCTCGCGCCATTAAGACCTCCTGGATTTAGTACCAGAACATTTCCAGCGCTTACGACTCAGACGTAACGGGCTGTTCGGATTGCTTGCTGCTTTGCGATGCTTTTTCATCTGACCAGCAGATCGAGCGCAGTAGCTGTCGCCTTTGGATGTGCCTGGTCGGACGCGCGGTCCGCCGCCTTTTGCTTTCCCAGCCTGCCCGTATGAAACTTTTTTACCAGTGCTGGTTATCTTTACTCGTGCCTTGCCTTTGGCAGGCTTGCGAGACGGCATTAAGCTGCGATCCGTCCTACGGCTGTATCAAGGACGCAGGAGCCACCAGAGACGCCTGACGCTGTAAATGTGTATTGGCCCGGCGCTACGCAAAAAAACGTGTCTGACGCCGTGTATGCGGCTGCTGTAGACCCGTCTGATTTCTTCGTTGCGATAAAGTTCTGAGATCCCTCAACGGCATTCGTCACAGTCACTGTTATTGTGCCAGTGATCGACATGGTTGCAACGCCATGACAGCCAAAAGGTACGACCATCGTGATCGCCTCGCTGTTTGCGTCCAGGGTCGTGTTACTAGTTTTCACGCTCATGCGAGAACCTCCTCTTCAATAAGTGCCAACCCATTCGCCGCTGCTACCATGTCCACATGAGCGCGACCATAGAGCGTTGCCTCGTCTACTACCGGATCGGCAGACACAATCATAGACGCACGAAGCGCATCGACCGTTGCCTGGTCTATTCCATCAGTTTCCAGCAGCGCAGCCATGTGGGCGTCATAGATGGCCCGATCTGCATTGACCTCATCAGCCGCTTTCATGGCCCTCTGGCGCTCGCTTACTGCTCGGGAATAAGCATGGAGCGGAGCGCGGATGGTTGTCAGCGCATCGTGATAAGCAACCAAATCAGCGTCGTAGGTTTCGCTTTCAGGGTCGGGAAAAACCAGTTCTGCCTCTGCATCCTGAATGGCCTGCGTTTCCTCCTCAGTGAGCGGTGTCGGCTCGTCAGGAATAACCGGCGGGTCTTCAGGCTGTCCAGTCACCAGCCAGAGGAAGTGGCGTCGTGCAGTAGCGTGGAGGCCCCGATGGGTGGGTTCGCCTGTGCCACTCGCGGAGAACGGAATAGCAAACCCTGCCTTGTACCCGATGGCCCCTGCCATCTGCTCAATGCTATCAAGGGCAGCGACGGGGGCGATGATCACCATCGATCTTACTGTGTATTTGGTCATTATGCTGTTTTCCTCGAAATCATAAAGTTCTCCAGAAGATCACGGTTGCGTCCATCCAGACGGGTGTCCACTGCGGCCCAAGCGTAGA